CCCTCGGCCGTGGAGACGATCCGGTAGGTGAGGTCCTGCGATGATCCGGCAGCCATCGGGACCCCCTTCTACTGCTCGTTCTTTCGGTCGATGTAGGCACACAGAGCGTTGAACTCCGGCACGCTCAGCCGGTCGATCTCCCAGGGGCGGATCCCGAGGAACTCGGCGAACACGCCCATGTACGTGAAGCGGCGGTTTCTCAGCCGGTTCGCTTCTTGCTTGCGGCGGAGGTGCGCCGGGTAGTGGGGGTTCCCGGCGTGCGGGTCTTCGCGCCGGGCCGCGTAGGGTTTTGGTCCGGGACCTCATCGGCCGTCACGGCCTCCAGGGCGACGTCGAACGTCGCCGCCGGAAGCTGGCCAGCAGCCACGAGGAACGTAAGCCCGTCGCGAGTGGCGATTCCGCGCACCTTCGTCACCCACAGCAGCGCCATGACGATGCGGATCGGCGGCCGAGTACCGGACTTGAAGTACGAGTCCAGCTGCTCCACGGTGAGGTTCCAGTCCTCCTCCAGCGCCACGGCCTCGCCGACGCTGAAACCCGCGGACATGTCGAACACGTACTCCTGGCCGTCGTGCAGGAATTTCAGGCGATTCACGACGTCCCCCCTTCAGGATGGGTGATCTTCTCGGCGGCCACAGTCATGGCGGTGATGACGCTGCCCGTCACCTGGCCCCGGTTCGCGGTGATCGTGGTCCGGAAGTACGGGTTGCCGGTCTGGTGCACCCAGACGTTCCGGTTGCCGTAGACCGGGTGCCGCCAGCCGCCGGGGTTGTCCCAGCGGCGCGGCAACTTCCGTTGCGACGGCGGCAGGTTGCCAGCGCGGACCTTGAACGCCAGCGCCACCTTCGAGGCGCTGGCGGACACCGACGAGCCGGACGCCTTCGCGATCTGCTCACGCAGGCTCGCGGCCTTGGTGAGCCTGCGCTGTACCGCCCGGACGCGCCGCTCGACCCGCAGCCCGGTCGCCGGGTCGTAGATGCTGCCGCCGCCCTTCGCCTTCAGCTTCGACAGCACATGCAGCTGCCGCTCGATCTCCGAGGCGTGTACGCCGCGCTCCGTCGCGCCCTTCGATGAGCGCACCTGCGCGCGAATCTCGTTGACGACGGGCCGGGCCGCGGCCCGCATGCCCTTGGCGACCTCGGACATGACGGTCTTCTCCGCGCCGGCCAGCGCCCGCGCGGCATTGCGGAAGGCCGCGATGTCCTCCTCGGTCATCCGGTCGCGTCCGCGGTCTGGATGATGACGCTCAGCGGCTCGTTCGTGCCGTCGTACAGCGCCTCGAACGGGAAGCTGGTGCTGACGACGTCCTTGTTCGACGGGCTCGGCGTCCCGTCGTTCTCGAAGATGTTGTTCAGGGCGAACTGGATCGCCGGGTTCGTCCCGGCCAGCGCGCCGGCAGAGAAAGTGACCAAGGCCGACTGCGCGGTGTCGCTGTAGTAGACGTCGTCCCAGAAGGTCTTGTTCACGTAGTCGGACACGATCGTGCCGGTGATCGTGGCCTCTTCCGACCGGATCTGCTCGTCCTTGTAGCCGGCGTTGCCGTAGTAGAAGCGGCCGGTGTTCAGCTTGTTCTCGATGACCAGCGAGAACTCGGTGACGCCGTCGGCCAGCGCCGCGCTCGACGCCGCCGTGGTGGAGGCGCCGATCTGGATCTGAGCCTCGGCGAAGTGGTACGGCAGCTGGATCGAGTACGACGGCGCGGCCTGCACATACGGCGTCTGGCCGGCACCGTTCGGGTAGGCCGGGTAAGTGCTGGAGACCAGCGGGTCACCGAGCACGCGGGCGTCCCACTCGACCGCGAGCGTCAGGAAGTCGTCCTTCTTGCAGGAGAACGTCATCTTCGTGGGCTTCACGCCAAGCAGGTCCTTCTGACGCAGCACGCCGTCGGTGGTGGGCACGCCCATCTGAAGCGCGCAGGACCGGCCGGCGATCGAGTTGCGCCAGGTGTGGGTGTAGCCGAACATCGGCGTGGCGGGCTGCAACCTCGCGCCGGCAGACCAGATCCCGTTGGACGCGGCCTGCGAGCCCGCGTTGCCGACGGCGTAGCTGCCGGACATGAGGTTCAGCAGCCGGGTGAAACCCGTCTGGCACACCTCGAACGTGGTCGACGCGGTCGCGGCCTGGGAGGTGACGACGCGCCGCTGCGACTGCTTGATGACGCGACCAGCCGCGAACCCGGCGGACTGCTTGGTGTTCTTGACCTTCTTCCAGGACAGCGCCGACGGCTCGTAGAACTGCCAGGTCGGCGAGGCCTTCACCACGGCGTAGCTGGTCTCCTCGACCAGGGCGAAAGTCGCTCCGAGGCCGGATCCGACGGTAGAAATCGTCACGGCTGCTTCCCTTCCGGCGCGGGAGCCGCGCTGTCCTTGGTGGGCTCGGCCGGGGCGACGGCGGGAGTCTGGTCGGCGCTGGGCGCCGGCGCGGTCAGGGCGGCGAAGGCCGCGGCCCGGGCATCGGCAGCGGCCTTCGCCGCCTTCACGGTCGCGGGGTCGGCCGGGACCCAGCCCCCGGCAACCCAGTGCTCGATCTCCTCGTCGGGGACCGTAATGGTTTCGCCGTCGACCACCTCGTGGAAGCCCAGGCTCGGGCACACGCGGGGCTCGCCGAATTCGTTTCGCATAGTGGCCATGGACGCTCCTCAGGACCCCGTCAGGCGGGCGCGGCAGGTGATGTGGAAGATGAGGTAGGCGGCGACGCCGTTGGAGCTGGCCGGCGTGTAGCTGAGCGAGTAGCCGCCGGCGATGTGCGACCACAGCACGGCGCCGCCGAGCGAGGTGTCGCCGGTGCCGTTCGGCGGGTAGCCGCGCAGCAGCTTCTCGAAGGTGGCCAGCATCCCGAACACGCCGTCGCGGGCGTGCTTGTAGGAGTCGCCGCCGTCCCAGTGGAGGATCGAACAGACGATGCGGTAGTCCTCGTTGCGGGTCAGCGCCCTGTTGATGCTGGCGAAGTCCTGGTCGCCTTCGGTGGCCGGCGTGGCCATCTGCTCGTCACCGTCCCAGCCGATCGCAACGATGTCCTGGAACGACTGCTGGTCGGTCGACTTCGGGCCGCCGTCGAGCACCAGCGCGGCCGGGAACGCCGCGGTGGCCGCCGACACCAGGTAGTCGATGGCGGCCGGGATCGTAGAGGTGGCGACGGTCATGCGATGCCTGCCGGGGCCGCGTCGGGCTGGAGCATCTCCAGCGCCCGGTTCGGAATCGCGAACCCGAACAGCACGGAGACGTCGTCGGCGGCCGACTGGCCGAAGCCGGTCAGGCGGCCGTTGTTCCGCTCCATCGCCCACCAGTGCTTCAGGATCACCTGCGCGCCGAGCATCGTGTTCGGCTTGATGTAGGCGCGGCCGGCCCAGTAGGAGATGTCGTACTCGCCGTGGAAGAACGGCAGCCCGAGCGTGTTCGTGACCTCGCCGTTCCGCGGGTCAACGCTCAGCTGCGACAGGTCGTTGTACGGCACGCCCCAGGTATAGACCGGGGTGATCGATACCAGCGCGTACGGCTGCGTGGAGGGCTGGTACACCGGCGGGTTGAACAGCATCAGGGTGCGCTCACCGGTGGTACGGTGCCGCTCGGTGATCTGCCGCGGCACCATCGGACCGCAGTAGCCGTCGACGACCGCGGTCACGCCTTCCAGGAAGAACCGCAGATCAGCGTCGAACTCGGTAGCGGTGGCCGGGATCCGAAGCAGCTCCTTGGTGTCGGCCAGCGACATGAGGGTGGTGGGCGACGCCAGGTAGACGTCGAAGACATCGCGATAGGCACCGACGCCTACGCCGGGCCCGGGCGTGCCGGTCGCCACGAACGCGTAGGTGTGCCGGCCCGATCGCGTGGTCTGGAACAGGTAGGTGTAGACCCCGGCGGTACCGGTCAGGACGTGCGGGCCGTCGATGGTGCCGTCCGGCAGCGTGATGTTGAGCGTGCACGTGGTGCCGTTCGCGGGCGCGCCGTTGCTGTCGGTCGCGGTCCAGGACAGGACGGCCACAGCGCCCAGGTCATACGTCATAGCCGTCCCCTCCTCTCACTCGTCCCAGTCCGCGACGACGTACAGGTTGGTGGTGCCGATTCCGGCCGGTGTGATGACGCGGATGCGCCAGAACGACGACGCCGGGATGACGGAGTTGACCGTCTCCCACACCGCGTTCCAGGACTGCGTCAGGCCGAGCGGGAACTCCTGGATGTGCGTCGGCGTGCCAGCGCCCTCCGAGGTGGTGTTCACTCCGACGGTCATCGCCGACGCCACGCCGTTGGCGCCGTAGTCGACGAGGTCCGGCGTGTAGGCGGTGTGGGTGGTCACGGCCGCCGAGAACAGGCCGACCTGCACGCGGATCGCCGACGTGGCGGTACCGGCGCTGGTCGCGTCTGAGCCGATCCAGTACTTCGCTATGCCTGCCGTGGCGCCCGAGGGCGTGGCGATGTCCGCGAGCGTCTTCGTCGTGGACGCCGCGGTCGAGATCGGGCCGGAGTTCAGGCGGTAGCGAGGCATGGTCAGGCCAGCGGGGTTTCGGCCGGGCCGTCGGCGGTCGGTTCGGATGCGGCCGGCGCCGGCTCGGCCGGGGCCGGCTCGGGCGCGGCCGGGACCGCGGGCGCCGGGTCGGTCGCGA